TTATACATAACTGATAATTGATACCATTTTTACTAACACCAGCTGTTGGGACTCTTTTGTCATCCCATAGCTTGTTTAACATAATGAGAAAGAACCCGTAATAGGGCTCTTTCAACATTAAATCTTTACATATTTTACTAAGACTTTGTTGTTTAGTCATTTCCTTTTAGTTTAATGGAAACTTCAAATTTCTCAGCTGGATAACCCATCTGACCTAAGAAGCCAATCATATTTTCAGTAAACAATTCCATGAATAGTTCAATAGATTGATTACTAGCTTTACCTTCTGTCATTGCTGATAGACAAGAACCAGTGCTTAACTCAGCACCTTCTTCTTTAGTAAATTTAGTTACAGCATTTCTAATTGCTATTTCACAAGTAGGACATGCTATTTCCCATTCTTTTATAGATAACTTACCATATTTATATAATACAATAAGTTCACCTAAATATTTTTCTGTGTCAACTCCTTTAAGAGCTTCAAATGCAACCAAAGCATTTTCTTTGTCTGTAGAACGTAACATGTTCAACAAGTTCTTTGTTTCTTCTTTGCTAAAAATCATATCATTTAATATTTAAAAAGGTAATCAAATCTTGAACTTTTTCCATTATCTCATCTTTGAGTTCATCTGTAAGTGTTTGTAATTCTAAATTGTACAACCACTCATTAAATTCATCTTCTGTCATCAGTCTTCAATTTTAAGTGTTTTAATCATCCATTCTGTGGGTGTATTAATATTATCCACCCATTCTTTTGCACTAGGAATATATCCATTGCAATCTTCTTTTACATGTTGTTCTCCAACATATCTTATGTAGACTCTTTTGCCTACAGAATTTACAAAATAAGTACCAAAAGTTTTTTCACATTCAAATATACCCTCACTATGATGACGGAACATTCTATGTTTACTATGACCTATCCATTTTTTAGTTTCATCAAACCATTCATGAATATGCATGTATTCTAAAGGTTCTCCTCCCCATTTACGGGCACTGCTTCTGCTATGATCATATGGGTGTGACATATTACAAATTTTTAAATTCTTTTTCTAGATCTAATATCTCCAAAGTAATACTGTCATATTCTTTTTTAATTAGATCATCTACACCTTCTTTATCATATAAAGACACTTCATTTTTTCTAGAAAAAGATCCCGTTGAATAAGTTAATACTGCTGATATAGAACAAGCTTTAAGAGCTTCTTCAAGCCCTCTCTGTCTAAATTTAAGAGTATTAATCTTTTCTTGTAATTTTTTAGCTTCTTTAAATTTTAATTCATCCATTATAGTCTAAAGTTTGATTAATTAAATTACCAGCATGAGTATAGTGCTCTGTATTAGTAATATAAACTGAGTTATCAATTGTATATTTACCAGAAGGAACAAGAATAGACAACACACCATATCCTCCATCATTGTTCCACCAATCCTCAATATCACTAAGAATTTTATCATTGGCAAAATCTTCAATATCTGAATAAATTCCACTATCAAGATCACTTAAATTTGGAGCTGCGTCATGTCCATATGTAGGTAATTCTGAAATATAATCAAATGCTATTTCTTCATCTTTATCTAAAGTTTGAGTAGTATAAATAATATCTTCAATACAACCACTGTCTCCACCACCTGCATAATGTACTCTAATACCGGTTACACCAAGGTCAGCCAACTTTAATAGAAGGCCTGTTATATCATTTTCTGTCATATGTATTTTATTTAGAACGGAAAAAGCGGCCAAGAATGTTGGCATTCAAATATTCTTCTTTTTCAAGCACCTCATACTTAAACTGGTGCTTTACTTCTTGATAGGTCAATTGCATTGCTGAGTAGCAAATCATTAGAATTTCCCTTTTAATTACAACACCTGCTTTGTGAGCTTCTTTAAGAGTCTTGTTACTACTATAGTACTTCATAAAGTCAGGTCTAAGTTCCCGGGTGTATTTCTTTAACCTTTTGTCTGTAGACATTGCCAAAGCTTTCTTACCCATAGGTTTTTTGATATTAGCAAAAAAGTTCTTCTTGCCAATGTATGCAACAGACTTACCATCAATGATAGCTGTCATAGAGTAAATAAATCCAATTGCTCCTGTTGGGATACAACATTGATTAAACTCTTTTCCTTTATATATCCAACTCATATGCATTTAACTTTAATCTTAACTCCATATTCTCTAGCTCAAATATAGCAAGCTTCTTAGATAACTCATGTTCTTGTTCTTCAAGTAAGTAATTCTGCTCCTCAAGTTTTTCTACTTCATCTTTTAACTCAGCAATCGCATTGATATATTCAGTTTCTACATTCTCAAATTCTGATTTTATATCATCAAAATAACTCTTTGCATAATCAAGATGTTTTTCAAGTTCATCCATTTGGTGATCTAAACTCATAATGCTTGTTTTAATAATGGTAATAATTTATCTCTTACAGCTTCAATACCATAGTCTTTTATAGAATCTGATAAATCTTTTGACATGTCAAGTACCACAAAGTTAAAACCATACTTGTCTTTATATCTCTGAGCAGCTTTTATGCCAGGCTCATCATTATCAAACAATACAATAATTTTATCATAGTGTGGTATTAGTTTACTCATTACAGTCTCTCCAATCATAGAATTTTCACTATCAGGAGCAATAGACTCAATATTACCAATACCTAACATGTTAAAACAAGTAAGATCTTTTAATGATGAAGTAATAATTAAATACTTAGTATTATATGTTAATTGATCTATACCTTGGATATAATTTTCAACTTTAATAAACTTTTTATCTAAGTTTTTAGGCATGTAGATTTTATATAAACTACCATCATTTCTAAAATAGCCATACAAAAAGTTTTTAGTAAACTTATATGATTTTACTGAATCATCTAATTCTGTTTTTTTCATTGTAAAATATTCTAAAGGTTGAATATTATACTTTTTTAACATATTAGAATTTAATTTAAAACTTGTCCAGTATTTCTCATCTAATGAATTCCAGTGTCTTACTTCATAATCAACAACTTTAAATTTATCATGAAATTCAAATTTAGCTTCATGATATGTATTATTTTTTATAAAATCTTGATAATCAGCCATTATTTTAAATGAAGCAGAACCTCTACTTGGTAAGCTAAATAAATATCTTACTAAGTCAATACGATCTCCTACATATCCAGATGAAAAATCTTTAAATCTATATTCATTATTAGTCAAACTTGTATAAAGACACATAGAAGGTACTTTGTCAGATTTATTAAATACAGATAGTATTTTAATATCTTGACCCACTAATTTTTCATTTAAATTTAAATAATATTCAAAAGGCCACACACTGGGCACTTGATTTAAATCTGTTATAATATTACTTGTTGAAATCATATAATGAAATTAAAATAAAAGGGGTCATTTAAAACCCCTTTTATAAGAAGTTTTAAATTAATCTAAACTAAAGTCTGTTGAAGCTTGAGTTGAAACTGAAAAATCATCATTTCCAAATTCTTCAACTGGTTTAACTTCTAGTTTTTTAAGATGTTCAGTTTCATTATATTTTAAAACTTTACCACCTTTTTCTACATAAGCATAACCATCTTTAGATCCTTTTGCAAACCATAAGTCATAATTTGTATAACCTGATTTACCTTCATATTCTTTAGCAGCAATACATGCATCAAAGAAGATTCCTTCAAAAGGTTTATCATTATTAAAAGCATTAATAAAGTCTTCAATAGTTTCATGTTTGTTATCTTGATCTTTGAACCAATCAGAAACACCTAGTGCTTTACAGAAGTTTTGTAAAAAAGTTAATAAAGATCTATCTTTTTCAATAACTACTCCACTTTTAGTTACACCATCAGCAAATGCATATTGGCTTGCTTTTACTCTACCAATTTGACCTGCATAATGACCTTTACTAGCATCATCTTTATCAATCATAAAACCTTCAAAACCTTCAATTGGTTCTGTCTCAACATTTAACATTAAATGAACTGCTCCTGGAATAAATTTAAATTCATCTAGATAAACATTATTCAATTTAATTGTATGATTACCTGGTGTAATTGTTTTTGGTTGTCCTGAACCACCTGTTCCTAAATCTGTTGTACTTAAAGCCATTTTGTTATTTTTTATTTGTTATTATTTGTAAATTTTGTCCCAGTGAAACTCTAGTTCACCTTTTTCATTCAATTCAGAAACTACAATTTCTTCATTTCTTAAATGCTCAGGTCTTGCACCACAAGTTACTTCATCATTTGTTTTAAATGATAATATAACTTTGTTACCTTTTCTGAACATGTACCCAATTGCATCTGCATTAGCACAGATTAAGGATTTGATTTTACCAGTTAAGTCAATGTTAGCTGCCATAACCATTTCACCTTTATCATCTACTTGCTTGTCTTTAATGTGACCAGCTAAAATAATGTGGGGTGCTAAGGTATCAATAAAATCTAAAACTTGAAAGAAAGCTTGTCTTAAATATAAATACGTTATTACTTTATGTTTCCATAAAGACTAGACTATATCTTCATTAAACTTATATAAAAAACCTCCCAATGGTGTTTTTGAAACAATATGTTTCTTTAAGGTTTTTATATATAACTGATTTTGTAAACTACATTCTTTTAAAGAAAAAAAAGTAGTTACAAGTTTACCCATATCATCAAATTTATTTACAGGTTTGCTAGATCTGCTAATTAAAGCTTTAATTTGTTTTTCTGTTTGTTTTTTGCCTTTATTACTTTGGCTAATTTTTTCTTTATGTTCTTTTGAAAAAACTCTTTTAACAGGTTTATAAGAATAATCTTTTAAAGGATCATATTCATTTTTATAAACAAAAATAAAATCTTTAACATAATTTAATTTCCCTTTACAACAAGAGCTAATATTTGTTGATTGATCATTTATAACAATTGCTGCTTTTGATAAGGAAGTATACTCAGTTAAATAAGCACCTTCTAAATCTAAACATACAACTGGCTTAGATGATTGCTGAACTCTTCTATTAACCTGAGTACTTGATAGTTTAAAGTTTTTAGGTTTTTTACATACATCTGTACAATTAAAACCTTTATGGTAACTATTTAATTTTGTTATCCATTTTGATTCTTTATCAAGTAATTTCTCAGTGCTTGATGATTCTAATAAAATCATCTTAAAGTTCTCAACACCATATTTATCATAAGCTCTTTGCAATTTTAGGGAATGATGATTTCCATTCTTTAAATAATATTTATGTCTAATATATCTTGCATGTACATTCATTGCTGAACCCACATAAATTTTATCATTTATTAAACAATAAATACCATAGATTCCAGGAATTTTTGGTAATTTCTCAGTTAAACTATAAAGTTTAATGTGTGCCTTTTCCACTTTTGCAAGTGTACTCTCCTTCCGGGAGATAGTCGTTGAACCTTCCACATATTCAAATGAACTTAGTGGCTTGGCTGCTGATTGCCCATGCATGTCATAAGTATCCATAACTAGGTTATATTTATTTATGACAAATATACTATTATTTTTAAACATTCAAACTTATTTTTTCAAATTATTTTGTAGTTAATAGTCTTTAGGGGTTTCCAGCAATTAAACACATACAGGCTATTCAATAACCTGCACCATTAGGTAATGATAAGACATTGTCTCCATCATAGTTTTTACCCATGCTTGTTTTCTTGTATAATTTTACTGCTAAAGGCATGATCATATCTTCTAAAGCTGTTACTGTATCAATAGTAACATATTTATAAGGTTTACCAGCTTCTTTAATAGCTTTACCAGCATCAAGTAGTTCTTGTAAACTATTGATTTGAATCTTTAATGCATCAATATAATCAGATCCATTTTCTAAATCCATAATTAAATTATCTTCTAATCCAGCAAAAGCAGTAGTTTTACCAGTTTTAGGTTTAGAATAAATAATAATTCTTTTAGGATTTACTCTGTGTGCAGTTACCTTTTTAGTAGGTAATATAATTTCAGCCATATTTATTTAATTAAATCATTTAACCATTTCTTATTACTAACAGGTTTCTTTAAAAGAATTGCTGCAATATCTCTTACGGTCATACTTGATAATGGTGCATCTAAATCCGGATCCATTAAATCTGCAAAATCTTCTAATGCAGTAGTCTCTACGTTTTCAATACCCATTTCAATCTTAACTAATTCACTAACAGGAATAAGATATCTAACATCTCCTTTTTCATTAGGTACAGTAGTTTCATACTCTTCTTTATAAAAAGGATTATAGTTCCATTTGTACAAAGTTCTAGTTGGATCTTCTGGTTCTAATGAAATACTAGTAAATTCTGTATAAATATCCATTTCTCTACCTATTTCACTTGGAAATAAAGCAATGTGTAACTCAGCACCTGAATAAGGTTTATAAGCACACTTAGGGATAAATAAAGGATCTTTTACTTTTAAGATGTCAAATTTAAATTCATGTTCTTTAATCAATTCTTGTGTTTTGCTCTTTCTGTCAAAACTTTTTTCTTTTAAGTTTACATTCATATATTTATTATTTGGTTCCTATTCTTTTCTCCTGGATAGGAGGTGTATTCATCTCTGTTATTTTCATCTTTTCAAATTCAGCCTTAAAAAAACTAAGTCTAGTATCACCATTTCTACATTTTAAAAAATGTAAAACCATAACTCTATCATCTTCAATTATATATCTATCTGGCCCATAAAATCTGATTTTTTGTTTACCAGGTCTATTAATACCAATGACATTATCAGCATGTTGTAATAAGGCATCTGAACCAAATATATCTGATTCTAAAATATAATTACCATATTTACCGTCTTCTGCTCTATCAGGGTGATCAATATTTCTGTTTAACTGACTCAATACAATAAATGATAAAGGATATTGTCTTTTCTTTAAAGTTAAAGCTTCTCCTAAATTATTTAATGTGTCAAGTTTTTCTCTCTCAGTTTGAGCTTTTTTAAACAATAATGAATGGTCAACTGTTATTAATGTTTTAGTATATACCTTGTCTCCTGCATCATTTATAGATGAATGGAATTCCATATACTCATCAATTATACTTTTAAATTCTTCTACAGTACAAGGTGTTTCTACTACATCAATTGGATATTTGACTTTTTCTTTTGCGTATTCATAACATTTATTCAAATCATCTTCAGATAATTTCCCATCTGCACTACATAAGTACTTATAAGATTTACCTATAACACTAGAGTATTCTCTAATTGCAGAACTTCTAGCTAACATTTCAAATTGAAATTGCAATACTCTAAAATGTTCTGCAGGATTTAATAGAAAAGATTCTCTTACTATTTGTTCTGCTATTAGAGTCTTGCCACTTGCGGGTCTACCTCCAATTACCATCATAGTATTCCATTCAATTCCATTTGTCAATGCATCATTAAATTTAGGCCATGGTGTCTGTAAAGTTTTGATTGTACCTTTTCTTAATCCATTAATATAGACTAAAGATTCAGTAAAACCTTCTTTTTGACTATTCCATTTTTTAGATTTTGCTTTTTTTAGAGCTGACATATACAAATTATTATTATAAAATTATTTTTAATTTATGATAGTTATACAAATAATGAAAAAATGTAATAACTAATTCAATACCTAGATATTGTTTCCAACTTATGGGCACAATAAAGTTTGAAATTATATAACCACTAAATACACTACCTAATATTACTATTAATGTAAGTTTTATCATACTACTTTTTCTTGAAAATGAGAAGGTGAATCTTCATCAACACCATTTTTAATCATACTGCAATAATTTGCTAATTCAGAATCTGTTGATTTATCAAGATTTTGTTTCTTAATAAAATACTGAGAAGTTCTCATGTATTTAAAGCCATTTAGCTCATATTCATTTACATATCTATTTGTTGCTGCTAAAATGGTATCCCAATCATAATTATATTGCTGGAAAAACCATCTAAATGCATTCTCAATATTTTTAATATCAGATTTTGCATATTTACCACTAGGTAGCTTAAAGTTAGGAAAAATATCTAAATAATGTTGCATATTTTCCATAAATTTATCTCCCATAACAACTTTAGAGGTTTTCTTTTTACTGTTTTTAAAATAAGAATCAATTTCTTGTATTAAAATTACAGCTTTGGTGGTTAACCCACCATTTTCATCTAACCATTCAGAATCTTTAAGTTTTTTTATTTCCAGTTTAACATTAACAATCTCATGCTGAGGTGTTACTTTTGTTTTAACTGAATGTAAAACATAATAGCTGTTTGGTGTTAATGAATTAATAATCAGTTTATTAAATATTTCTTCCATTACCACTTAATTAAATAATTGTAATTCTTTTTAATTATATCTCCAGCATCTACAAATACATTGTTTGAATTCCATGTTTTAACATTAGAATTTATGTATGTAAATGGATGTGAAGAATATAATTTATAATTATTATCATTTATAAATTCATCCCATTTTTTATTCTCACCTTGAAATATATAAACTAATCCAGGATTGTTCCATGATAAAATATCAAACAAATATTTATAAAAGGGGTCCCAAATATCTCTATTATATTTTAAATTACCAACTGTTACAGTTAAATTTGTATTTAATAATAGTATTCCTTGTTTTGACCAATGTGAAAGATCCGGTAATCTTTTAACTAAATCAGTATTATTGTAAATAGTCCTATTAATTTCATCATATATAGCATCTAAACAATTATCATCATCACTGCAATATGGTATTCCAGTAGAACTTTCTAGTTTATGATTGATGTTATGTGTAACAATAACTAATTTTAACTCATTATAAGGACATTGTTCAAATGCATTGAATATATTTTTTAATGACGGTGTAAATCTTTTACCATCATTAACCTGTTTTACTAATGCAAGTAATATATCATCAAACTCTTTACTGTAAATAAAACTCCTTAACTTTATAGCCCAACCAGATGGTGTTAATTTTAAATATATTTTATCTTTAATATCATTTATGTCAAGTTTTGTTTTCATTTTTATTATATTTGTAATTAAAATAAATATTATGGCTATTAAAGTTAAAGAATTAAAAGACGATGTTATATTAGATGTTAAAGTAAATAAGACATACTATGTAATGCTTAAAAAAACATTATTCTTCTTATTTAATCAAATATCAGAAGATGAAAAGTCAGAAGATGTAATCAAAAACATTATGGGTTTAGATTACAATAAAATGTCAGAATTTGAAAGATCTTTCTATACTATTTCATTAATGATTTCTGAAATTGAAAAATTAACAGCTCAAGAAGGTAACTTTATTGAAAAAGAAGTTCTTGAACCAGGTGATGAAGGTTATGAAGAGCCTAAGCTAAATTAATATTGTATAGTTGACCTATTTCAATACAAGCTTGTATAGCCATCATCATTTCATCTTTTGTGCATTCAGAAAATGATTTACAAATTTCTGTACCAACACCGTTTTCACTTACTACTAAACATAGACCAGATCTTTGTTTTACAAGTAATTTCATTTCTTCAAATGTATAACCTGACTCTTTTGCTAGTTCTCTTATACATGCGTGAATTTTTGAAATTTGTGCTAAAGAACAATGGGATGTTACTACATTAATAAACATTTCAACTTCATCACCTTCTTTTAAATTTTTTATAAATTCATCATAAAATATTTTACTCTTAGGTTCTAAAGTTAGTTTACCTTCAGATTTTTTTAATTTTAATGTTAACATATTTTAACAATTTATTGTCTATCAATATATGCTTGAGCACCTTTTTCAGTTTTCCACTCCCAAATTCTATTTGCTTTAGGTGATCTTACATACTTCCATCTAAAAAGCCAACCTTTTTTAAACATAACATGAAATTTATTATGTTTATCCTTTTCAATTTTATATTTCATTGTTTAATTTTTTTAAGTCATATTCTTTCATACTACATATATATTCTACTAAAGTATCAGCAACTAAAGTAAAAGTATGCCCTGAGTCTGCTACACAAAAAGCTAAATCACCATCTAAATGATAAAATGTAAAATTTTCTGTAATTGGATTATCAAGTACTTTTACTCTTGAGTAATCATCTAAATCAAGAAATGTTGTCATTATTATTTTATTTTATTTATTTAATCTAATTTTAAATTATACTCTTCTAATATATCTCTAAGTTTTTCTCTAACTGTTTCATAAGCTGCAGGATCTTCATTATCTGGACAGTATTTAATTTTACCTCTTAGATATTGATCTAAATCCCAAGCCAATATCTTCCATTTACCAGCATCCAAAGCTGTTCTAGCTTCTTCTGCTTCTTCATTTGAGTCAAATGTCAGTGTTATCTTTCCCATTAGTTATATCTTTTAGTTGATTCCATATGGCTTCAGAATTATCACCCCAGTACATTTCACAAGTAAACTTACCATCTTCTATTTTACCAGGAGCTTCTGCAAAATAACTTTGCCACACTTCACTTGCAACAGCTGTAAATCTATAACATTTGTTTTTTACAGGACAACCTTCACCATAACATTTTGCTCCATCCATAATAGTTTATTTTAAAAATTGATAAGCCCTAGTACTTTCATCTAAACTAAAGAAATAAGTATCTCCACTCATATCTATCATCATATAATCAGATGCTAAAAAACTTGTTAAGAATGCAGCATCATCTTTAATATTATTTTTTACAATAGCCATTTTAAGACCTTCTGTAACTCTACCATAAGTAGTGTATTCAGTTAATCTATCTCCTTTTTTAAAAGTAATAACAAAAGTAGCATCTCCACTGTTCCCAAATTGGTAACCTTCTAACAGACTCAAAAATAAAACTATTTTATTATCTGACTTAGCTAATGATATAGCACCATCATTATCCGGATACTTAAATATAACAGTTCTAAAACTTCCATCTTGTTTAAGGTAGATATTATCTCCTATTACTGTTGTTTCTTGTGCAAAAGTTGTTAAACTTAATAACAATGTTAATGCAAATATAATCTTTTTCATAATTTTTTAGTTTTTTCTTGTTTATATTCTTTATAATTAATCCAGAAACCAATTGCTACTATGATATTCATACCAAAGGAAGCAATTATTTCCATAACATCTTCATACACAGTGGTCATTAAATGAATATGACCAATAGTCCAGAAAGGAATAGCCAAGTTTTGACTAATCCATACTGTAGTAAACTTAAGAAAATGTTTCATTGTAATATTGTTCTGCTGTCATCATTGATATGTGGCTTGTTTGATAAGCATCAATAATCTGTTGCTTTTCCATTTCTTTAGTTTGTTTAAGCATAACTAAACAATCTACATAAGCACCTTTCACACTTCTATTTAGTTGAGTATTACAAGGAATACTATCTGCTTTTAATTCAATTTGCATAATTAAAAAATCTATTGCTGTTTGTTTCATTGTTCTTGTTGTTTAAGTTCTTCTATTAACTCTAAAAATTCTTTTAATGGTAATTTACCCGTCTTAACCCATTCATAAATTAATTTATACTTTTCTGAATTAAGG